TCAGCAGCAGTCGTAGAGATAGGATCTAAACTTAGTAGTCTTGTTGTAGATGGTGATAATGGTGGTGGTAATGGAGATGTAGTTTTTCATGGAGCTACTGCAGGTAGAGATTTAACTTGGGATGCTTCTATTAATAGATTACATATTGCAGATAATGCTGATTTAGCTTTTGGTGATGGAAATGATTTAATAATTAATCATACTGGTAGCCACTCCTTCATACAAGATGCTGGATCAGGTAATTTAAATATTTTATCTGATTCTCTGTATTTACAAAATACTTCAGGTACTGAAAAATATATTGCTGCTCTTAATAATGCCCAAGTTGATTTATACCATAATAATGCTATTAGAGTAACTACAACTGTTGATGGTGCCGATATAGGTGGAACAGGATCACTTAAACTTCCTGTAGGTACGACGGCTCAGAGAAGTGGATCACCAACAGCTGGTGATATGAGATATAATAGTACCACTGGTAGCTTTGAAGGATATTCTACTAACTGGGGTGAACTTGGTGGTGGTGGTGTAGGTATTGGATCTACTCATATTAATCCAGGCTCTGGTGTAGTTGGAGCTAGAATTGGTGTAGGTTTTACAGATATTAATTTTGTTGGTGCTGGTCTTAGTGTCACTGGATATGGTAGTACGGTAGTTGTTGATATTAGTGATGCTGTTTCTCGTAGATATGGTAGAAATGTTTATGCATATACAGCAACTGCAAACCAGACTACATTTACTGGATTAAGTTATACAAATGCGACAAAACAAATAAGTGTATATCTAAACGGTGCAAAATTATCTGCGGCCACATATACAGCTACAAGTGGAAATACTGTAGTTCTTGATACTGGTGCATCTGTTGGAGATGAGATTGAAATATTAGAAATTTTTAGTGGTGTTGATCTTAGTAGAAAATTACATTCTTTTACTGCAACTGCTGGTCAAACTACATTTACTGGATTAAGTTATCTTAAAAAGAAAGATTTAGATGTATATTTAAATGGTATAAGACTTGCACAAAGTGACTATACTGCAACTGATGGTGGTTCAATAGTATTATCAACTGGAGCTTCTGTTAATGACTTGATTGAAGTTGTTGATATGAGTGCAGGAGCCACATGGACTGTTGGTGGTACTGAGCCTGAAGATGTTTATCGACTTGATGGTGGAGTAGGTATAGGTACATCAAATCCAACTGATAAGCTTAATGTAATTGGTAATGCAAGAATTGTTGGTATTCTTACTGTTGGTACTGGTTCAGTTACTATTGATAATACAACTGTTAAGACGGGTACAAGTAATCTTCATAATGTTGGAATAGAGATAGCTGGTATAAATGTTCTTGGTGCAGATACACCTATTGGTGTAGGTGTAACAATTTATAATAGTGGTGGGGCATTATTTGCTGGTACATCTGGTATTGTAACTGCAACAGCGTTTCATGGTGATGGATCACAATTAACTGGTATAGACGCTACTAAAATAATAACAGGTAATACTGAAGTTCAGACTATTGATACTGGTTCTGATGGACATGTAAAAGTTCTTACAGAAGGTTCAGAAAGACTTCGCATCACACATGAAGGTAGGGTAGGTATCAATAGAACAATTCCAAGAAATTTACTTGATTTAGGGCTTGGTAGTGATGCTGCAAGTATTTCTAATACTGCTGCTGATTATCAATTAGGACTTCATGCAGCACAAAGTTCATCAGGTGATATTGGTAGAAATATTGCTTTTATATCTGAATCAGCTGGATCTCCAGTTTGTGCTGCAATTAATAGTGTAGATGATGGATCTTCATCTGCAGCTGCATTGCAATTTGCAACTGGTAATAGTTCTAGTATTGCAGAAAGACTTCGCATCACATCAGCAGGTAG